GCGGAAGAAGGTCCAGAAGCGATTATTCCGTTGCAAAACCATAGGCAGCGGGCGCAGCAATTATGGACGGCGGCAGGAAGAGAAATCGGTATGGATCCGTCTGGTGGAAGTAACGAGGAGGAAATTGCTTTGCTACGGGGACAAAATGCATTACTGCGCCAAACCAACACGTTGCTAACAGGTATTCTACGTAAGGATCCGAATGTTATTGTCGACTCGACGGCGCTTACAGACAGTGTAGAAAAAGGCCAAGCACAGAACATCGGATTCAATAAATTGTTGTGGGGTGATCGATAATTGGCGTACCTGACGATTATAAAGAACGGTGAGACTATCGATCACCGTAAGTACGGCTTAAAGCTTTTGAGCTTTCGTAAAGAATCATTAACACACCGGACTAACTACGAGGAAGTAGACGGTCGTCACGGCACGATTGATACCGGAACAACGTTCGGTGAGCGAAAGCTCAAAGCGAAGTTTAAGATTCAGGGCGTAGACCATCTCGATTACCAATTGGTGATCGATGAGGTTTACGCTTTATTTGCGTGCGAAGAACCTATAGAACTAATCGATTCGAGACAGCCAGGAAAAGTGTGGACGGTAAAACCGAGCAGCACCTTCGAGCCAGAAGACGTAAACCCAAGGACCGGTACATTTGAAATTGAATTTACGTCTCCGTTACCGTTTGCGAGTTCAGTCGGTTCGACACTTGATCCTTTCACATTTGGTGAAAATATTTGGCAGATAGGTCAGGGACTTATACCCGCGGATGAACTTGTCTATATCCATCGCACTAAAAAATTCAGAATCTATAACGCTGGTAACGTAACAGTCGATCCTTGTAACGAGATGCCTCTGAATATCGTATATTCCGGATCATCCACAAATTTTGCGATCAAGAATATAACAACGGATCAAACTGTTTCATACAACGGAACAACGAAATCAACCGACAAGATAAAACTCGAGGGGTTGCGTCATCTGAAAAACGGTATTAGCGTTTACGGAAATACTAATCGAGGATACATTTCGTTGAAACCTGGGTGGAATGACATCGAACTTTCTGGTACATCTGGAAGTTTCGAAATCTCGTTTGATTTCTTCTTTTTCTATAAGTAGGTGAATCAATTGAAAATATTAGCGGTTAAAGATGCAACAGGTGTAATGGAGCCGTTGCCAGGCTTTGTGACAACGCGAACTGACGGTAGTGACGGTGCGCGGTCGTTAAAAGTTACGGGGGTCAAGACTAAGAATAATCAGTCTGGCTATAACCTTGTCAAAAATGAAAATACACTTATTTTTGATAACGAAGAATATATCATCAAAACCCACCGAGAACGAACGTACCGGAAAGGCGTCGGAGTTGAAGTAACGGCCATCCATCGTATCTTCGACGACTTAATGAATAACTATATATACGAAGAAAAGACGGGCACGCTTCGATTGGATGCGATGCTCTCTTTTGCATTAGCGGGAAGTGGGTACACTTTCGAAATAGATACGACAGACTTGCCGATATCTGTCAGGGTAGAAAATTTCGGTTGGAACAATTCGCTTGCTCTTTTTCGTGATATTCTCGAAAAGTTCGGAGCGGAGTTCGACTATAGAGGCAAGAAAATCTACGTTGCTAAAAAATTCGGCATTCAAAGAGATGATTCATTCTTGCGATATAAGTTCAACGTAAAAGATCCGCAAAAAGAGATCGATACCAGTAGTTTTTCGACATATATTCGAGGATATGGGAAGAAGGACGAAAAGGGCAATTATTTGTTCGCTGAATATACGAGCCCGTTAGCGGAATTCTACGGCATCAAACATGCGGATCCGGTTAAAGACGAACGATACACAGATAAAGAAAGTCTTCTAGCGGCCATGAAAAAGCAGCTAAACGATAGCATGGATATATCCCTCACGTTTACTGCAATTGAACTTAAAAGCATGGGGCTGTCTGATATTAAAAAAGGTGATTATGTATGGTGTGTTATTGAGCCTTTTGATTTGAACGTTCAGCTACGAGCGGTGAGTAGGGAGGATTACTCTGACGAATCCAAATCGCCTACATTTACTTTCGGGTCGATAGCGAAAAAGGCTTCTGACATAATCGCAAGTTTTAATACAACAAAAAAAGCGGTCGACAAAGTTATTGATACTTCAACTGGAAAAATAAAAGACTCTGCAATAAATATGAATGGAATCGCAACCAAGGCGGAACTTCAGTCCCACATAAGTAATACTGTTGTCCATATAACCGCAGAAGAAAGAGCGACATGGAATGCGGCTTCGAATTCCCTGGATAATCTAGATTCGATTACATGGGCAACTCCAATTCTTAAAAATGGCTGGGTGCAGTACCCAGATCAAAGTTGGAATTATCCGATTCAGTACGGAAAAGATTTCGTTGGTACAGTCTACCTTCGAGGCGCCATATCCTCAGGTACAATTGGTAACGCTATACCAGCTTTCACTCTTCCAGTTGGATATAGGCCTCCTTTCCCGTACTTGTTTATCGGAGTTTCGTCAGTGTCTCCAGATGGGATTCCACAGTATTTCCGAGGCGTAGTCACTCCTAGTGGAGATGTGTGCATCGAAAACAGTTCTAGTGCAGAGTTGTCGAACCAATTCATCGGTATTTATACGCAATTTAAAGCTGTATAATAGGCAGTCATACCAGGGTGAAAATAGCAAAGGAGGAGACAGATGCCGAATTACCCTTATAAAAAAGCAGGCAATGCTTTCGATCGTGATTTTAGAAACAGCTACAATGACAATCTAGTGGATATTGCGGAAGACATTAGTAGATCATACAATGGATTAAAATCTCATATTAAAGGTCAGGCATCCCATACGTCCGATCAAATAAGCCACCTTGACGGGTTAACAGTCTCAGATGAGATTGAGAAAACGAAAAAACGGATCAATAACCTAATTTTAAACGCGGACGGAACAAATATAAAAGAGGTTGTAGACCTCCGAGTGAATAATAAAGGGGAAGTTTTCGATACAGCCAACGATCGATTATTCAATACAGAAAGTAGAATTGATAACCTTTATGGGGAGCAAGTAAAAAGAGATCGAAAGTTCGAGGAGTACCTTAATTATCAAAAAATTATATTCTCTGTTTTGGCCAGGGATAACTCTCTGCCATTCCCACAAGCCATTTCTATAAATCAAGAAGACGATGAGTTGTATATTGCAAGGCAAGAAAACGGTGGTAGTGTTTGTATCATTTCGCGCTATGAACTATCTACATCAGCTCTGAAGGATTCCCAACAATTTACGATCACAAGTTCAACGTATAACGAGGGTATTCCTTGGTTTAAGAACTCAGAAGGGGAATTGTGCTTTCTTGTGAGGCAGCAGTTTGAAAATGAGCTTTCTATCTTTAACTATACCACTGGGGAAATAGAAGAAACGATGGAAGTTCTCGGATCATATAAGACGGGAAATGATATCGATAAAAAATACTTCGTTTCCGGAAACTCAACGAATGAGAGAATGGACCGGATATACATTTATGATTTTCAAAGTATTATCGCAGGAAGTCCTAGATTGCTGATGGAGGTCTCAGTAAACAACCAAGAGATTATGTTTGAAAAGGTACAAGGGATTACTTTCCATGATAATAAAATTGTCTTAGGACAAGGAAAAGATTACCCTGCGATTACCGTTCTTAATCTAGACGGAAGCATTGCTAAGTCGTATTCATTCTCGAAAGAGTCATTCGCTGACTTAATTGAGCAGAACTACGATTTTGACAGAGTCAATTACGCCTTCGAAAATGAGGGTGTTTGTATGTTTAATTATGATGGATACGTTATTCCGGCTCTGATGCAAATAGCGGTTGAAAGAAGCGGTAGGGAACTGGTATTTGTGACGTTAGCTGGAGCGCAAGACGGAAAGCTAATCGAGACTGCTCCGCGACCGCGGCCGAATATCACAGATATAACGTACGATAAAGTCGCATTGCATATGCCGAACAGGAACTTCGTAACTAACGGAGCCTTCGACGTATGGCAGCGTGGAACTAGTTTTACTGATGATGGTGTATTCACTGCTGACAGGTGGCTCGTTAATGCTGTTGGTACAAATGAGAGTGGGATCAATCGGACCGAGAGAGTGAAAAAGCCGATGAGTGCGCCATTCTCAAATAAGTACGGGTTGAGAATAACGAAATTGAAAAATGTTTCGAATATGTCGCGTACTGATCTAATTCAACGGATCGAAAATCCAACTCAGTTTAAAAGCGGCGAAGATTATACTTTAGCTTTATGGGCGAGGACCAATAAATCCTCTCACAGAATGAAACTTCATCTTGATATGACACATGATGGAAAACACGACAATCTTGCAATCCGTTCTTGTCAAGTAACAACCAGGCTCACATTCTTTGTATTGAACATAAAGATGCCTGATATGTCAGCTTATAAATTTAAGGAAGAAGACTACGTTGAAGTTCAAATAGATGTCGACACAACAAACAGTTCTTCCTATGATAGTTTGGCTCCCGGCGAATGGGTAGAATTTTACCTAGTCAAATTAGAAAAAGGAAGGCTTGCTACGCCGTATGTCGCAAGACCGTTGACTGAAGAAATAGCTGAATGCCAGAGATATTATCAGATATACAGCACAAATACCGTTAAGCAAGTTGATCTCAGACCTACAATGCGTAAAGCGCCAACAGTTACACAAAGATCTGACGGGAATTACGGGTACGATGCGGAGCTACCTGAAACTCCAACATACTAAAAGAAAGGGAGGTAATACTGTTGGCTATTTATAAAACCGGCTCTTACACGTTTGATATAAACCCGATAACAGAAGGAAATTATAATTCAGCTTTTATATTTTCGACGCAAGATATTAATACGGCAAAGTTGATATTTTATTTACGCAAGGACGGCATCCCTTTGCCCCTATCAGCTGTGACCGGGAAAGTAATCCTCGTTCCGCCAAGCGGCAAGCAAAGAATACGGGACGTCACGATAGTCGATCCGTTGAATGGTGTCGCAGAGTACGTATTGGATGAGGACGAAATCAAAATGTACGGTAAATTCGACTGCCAGCTAATTTTGAAATACACGAACGGCCAATCACTCTCTGCGCATAAATTCGGCTTTGAGGTATCGCAAAGTCTTGCGGACCAGAATATCGCACCTCTTGCGGAATATTACGTCGATGATTTCGAATCGTTAAAGGCGTTAATCATAGCGATGTATGACGAAGAAACAGTAATGCTTGACGAGTTAAAAGCGAAGTTCTCGGACCTCGGACGGATTGAGACGAAAGAGGGCGCGCAGGAAAAGGCAGATGCTGCGGAAGCTCATGCAAAGGCCTATACGGATGCACACGCAGCCAAGACGAACAATCCGCACAAGGTAACAAAAGCTCAAGTCGGCCTGTCCAACGTCGATAACGTCAAGCAAGCATCGAAAACAGAGTTTGATAGCCACGCTAATAATAAGAGCAACCCTCACGCTGTAACGAAGGCTCAAGTTGGATTGGCTAACGTTGACAACGTAAAACAGGCAGCGAAAACGGATTTTGATGCACATACTGCGGATAATGTGCGCCATATTACCGCTGATGAGCGGACTAAGTGGAATAAGGGGCAACTGTATAAATTGACACAAGATAATGGTGTGCGAATCCTTATTCCTGATGGTACTGATTTATTAACTTTGCCGCCTGGTTTT